CGTCAACTAGATAAAATTATTCAATCTGCTATTAATGGAGACGATTCTGACGAGTTTGGTGCACGTATTTTTGATCTGTCTCCCGAAGGATGCAATTTGCGTATTAAGGTGGAACTTGTTTCTGATAAGCCAGGCGCACCGAAGTATCCTACTTATACCGCATCGAAATTCTTGAATCCTTCAGCTATCGAAGGTTTTGATGAAGCTAGAGTTCAAGAAACTTATAATAATATCTTTGATCTCAATACTTTTGTGGAGCGTAAGTCTGCCGAAGAAATCAAGAATTTTATTGAGACTAACTATTATGGTAAAACAGAAACAGAAGAGACTTCTGTGGAAGGGGTTGAGGTTCAAGAGGATGATGTGCCTTATGAAGCCCCTGCCCCTAAAGTTCCGGTGAAAACTCAGCCAGCTACGCCTGTTAAGCCTGCCACAACTGCACCATCACCTGCTAAAGCTGAGAATACAGATAATGGCCATGACGATAAAGTAATGGCGCTCATCAATGGCCTCGACGAGCTTAATTAATGCAGCCATCCAAACCTCAGTTTATAGACCCGGGCACGGTTAAAGCTAATTTAGCAGCTGCTGAAAGAGAAGCTCAGTTTGTTAATCAAGAGCAAATTATGGCAGCTGCTCTTTTTGCTAAACAGCTTAGAGCTGATCTCAACGGCATTCGAAGCGCCGCAGTAGGGGAAGGACTTAAAGTAGGGGATGTAGATATTGCTAAAGTAATGCCTTCAGAAATACTTAGAGCATATAAACCAGTCAACGTTCCTAATTACTCTCAGCCTGTTGCACCGCCCCCTGTTCCGGTTCAGCCTCAAGCCCCGGTTTACCCACCTGTACCTAACTTGCCTACAATGCAAGCTATACCAGCCCCGGTCTACGCTTCCCCCGCGCAGGAACCTTCTGATCCTAATCAACTAGAACTTAACTTTAATAAAGTTACTCGCTACGAAGAGGTGGTTGAAGCTATAGAAAGATTAGAAACTAAGATAAACATCTTGACTGCTAAAGTAAATGAGGTTATTGTTTTAAACGATAAAAAAAAATTGAAAACCGATCTAGACAATGGAACTTAAGCTGGCTAAAAAAGATTTTGCCGATAATTTTTTAAATATTCTCGGTAAAGCAGTAGATATCGTTTCTATTAAAGCAGGTAAAAACGGTCTTCATGCTGTTTGCAACAAACCTGATTCGAGTATTATTGTGCTCGGTAAATATAATTATAGTATTGATGCCGAACAGGATGTTTCCTTAAACATTGGAGATATTAAAAAACTTCTAAGGGTTTTAGACTGTATTGAAGATGAAGAGATTACTTTTAAGTTAAATTCTAACCATCTATTTTATAAGTCTGACAAAATACAATTTAAATATCACTTCTTAGATGATTCTATTGTACCTAAAGTTACTCTTAAAAGAGAAAAGATAGAATCTCTAAATTATGATACTAGCTTTAACATCTCTAGTAAGAAACTTCAAGAAATATTAAAAGCTAGTTCGTTTACCTCAGAAACTAATAAAATATACCTGTACGGACAGCCTGATGGTATTTACTGTGAGCTAGGTGATAAAGAAAAAAGCAATACTGATAGCGTGTCGATGAAACTTACTGAAGAGGTTGATGGGGTACCTCTTACACAGGTAATACCGTTCAATCTGGATATATTCAGATTATTTGCCGGGGTAAAATTTGATATTGCAAGAGTAGGCATTAACAATAATTACAAGATTATGTCTCTCTTTATTAAACCTACCGACAGTACTGAATTTACTTTCGTTATATCAGGTCTAGTAAAATAATGGCAAATAAAATTACAACTTTAAGCTATTTTGTAAAACGTCTCAAAGACTCCGGTTACATAGTCTTTAAAATGTTTGACAGCTATAGCGAAGCTGATCCGCGAAGCTGGACAGTCTTAATTGACCCGGGACATTCCTCAGTATATTGTACTTGTTATATTAATCATAAAGACATGTTCGGAGAGACGTTTTTTGAATTTTATGACGGTGGTCAATATTTTCCTGAAAAGTTCAAGTTGAAGACTGAATCAATTGAGGTTATAATTAGCTATCTTGTTAAACACGGTATTAATAACAAATCTGAAACATACATTAAATAATATGAGTAATTCTAAGAAATATGATTGGCTTGGTGAAGATGTAGAAGGTAAAAGCGCCCCATTCGACGCTGTTAACTACAAGTATATGGAGCCTGATCGTACCTATGATACAAGTCTTAAGCCAGATAGTGCTTATATTGCTACTTTACCTGACCTACAGAATGGTCCGTCGTCTCTTATTCAGGGCGCAAATGTTGCTATCCAGCAAGTAGGTATTCATAATTTTAAACTTCCACTTAAATGGACTCGAGCAGATGGCACTGTTATCGAACTCGAAACTGGAGTTACAGGTACTGTTTCTCTTGATGCTAATAAGAAAGGTATCAATATGTCCCGTATCATTCGTTCGTTCTACGAGCATAAGGATAATGTTTTTGATGCTAATTATATCGAAGATGTTCTTAAGCTTTATAAGAAGAATCTAGGTACGTTTGACGCAAAAATTATTCTCAAGATCTCTTATCCTATTTTGCAGGAGAGCCTACGATCCGGTAACAAAGGCTATCAATATTATAATATTGCTATTGAGTGTAATCTTAATCAAGCTGGAGTCTTTGACAAGATTATTCATTTTGATTTTGTGTATTCTTCTGCATGCCCGTGCTCGTTCGAACTTGGGGAACATGCTCGTAAATACCGTAACAAAGCTGTAGTATCTCACTCGCAGCGCTCAACAGCTCGTATTTCTATCAAATATAATGATCATATTTGGTTTGAAGAGATTCAAAAGATGTGTCTCAACGCTCTTAAGACCGAGACGCAAGTTATGGTAAAGAGAGAAGACGAACAAGCATTTGCTGAACTTAATGGGGCATATCTAAAGTTCGTGGAGGATGCAACTCGCTTGCTTTATGAAGAGTTTAATAAAGATTCTCGTATCGTAGATTTTAAGATCGTATGTTCCCATCTTGAGTCGCTTCATTCTCACGACGCAATAGGCTGTATAGTCAAGGGTGTGGTAGGCGGATTTACAGCTACAGTATCTGAACCTGAACTACGTGGTTTGGTTCGTTAATATATAAATATTATAAATGGCTTCAAAGAAGACCACTAAGACAGTTAAAACAAAAAATGTTGCTACTACCAGCACGCCACAAGCTTCCGCGACGATAGAAATAACTCGAGACGAGCAACAGGCTATGCAAGAAATGATACAGCTAGCCAAGCTTGAATATTTAAAGGCCTTAAAAAATAAAGTTGTAAAAGAAAAACGCCGAGAAATAGATTCTTTAGATCAACAAATAAAAGAATTCTTAGGGGCTTATATGATTATTGGATACGATCTTAACAATCAACCTGTTGAGATTGTATCTGCAGACTCGCCTGCAGCTTATGATGCTCTATTAGAACGCTTTCGTAGGGTAATGTTTAAAATTAACCAAAATATAGTTAGTAGCAACGGAGAAGATCCATATGGCACTAGCGGGCCTGATACTTAAACTTAAACTACTACTTTTACCTACTCATAGACGAGTCTATCTAGTACAAGACGGAAAATATAAGGGAGAATGGTTAGTGCAAGTATCTAAGACGTTTGAACATACCGTATATTTTTCTTTACCAGATAAATTTGAAAGAGTTATACCCGATAGGGATGTAAAATGGGGCATTGCAAACAAAGTAATAATACCTGTTGACGTTTTACCTAAGAGAGTGCATAATGTTTGTTTAGCAGAATATGAGCACACAAAACACACCAACCCTATTAATCGACGGGAACAACGCGCTCCATCGCGCTCATTGGATCGCAAAAAATACAAAGATACCGTTAACGAACTCATTAGGAGTGGAAACCGGGAGCTTGTTCACCTTCTTAAAAACGATAAAATCCAACGCGACGACGTTTAAATCTAATAAAATTTATCTTGCGTGGGATACTAAGCTTACCAAACAAACTAATTTTCGAAAGACCTTAACTGAAGGCACTTATAAGGGTACCCGAGATCATGCACGTAACAAGGAAGTGTATGACAGTATGGAAAACATACTCCGGGGCACTCGTTCTCTTGGTATAAAGAATATTTTTCCTGGATCTCTTGAAGCGGACGACGTAATCAGTTGGCTATGTACTGTTGTAGAGGGCAAAAAAATTATTATAAGCGTTGATAACGACTTTGCTCAATTAGTTTCTACGGATGTTTCTTTCTATAACCCTATTAAAAAGGTACTTATAGATATTAATAACTTTGAAGAATACTTTAAGTTAACCCCGAAAGAATACGTATATTATAAGGCAATAGTAGGAGATACTTCTGATAATATTGCAGGTATTGAAGGTTTCGGTAAAGTTAAAGGGGTAAAACTTGCAAAAGCATTCACCGCTAACCAGACAGACTTAATAAATCCATATATAGATAAAGTAAAGGAAAATCTCAAGTTAGTAGATCTCACATACGGTATTTCTAATAGTATTGAAGAAGTTGCCCTTTACAATCAGCAATTTCAAGAACTTCAAAGCTTTAAGCCGGATTTTGAAGCATTTAAAAAAATCTGTGAAGAATCAGAATTTAATTCTATTATTAACGAACTTGATAAATGGAAGAATGTGTTTGGAAAAAGCGTAAATGAATCTTTAGTGGACTTCTGTAAGATGTTCGAATAAATATATGGATGAATCAAACTGTAGTTCCACGTCCTGAAAAATGTCATATTTGCGGTTTCGGGCCGGTTCACCCTCGAGTTATGAGAGTTAATAGAGGTACACAAGTAATTAACGAAGCTCAATGGCTTTGTCCAAAATGTTCTGGTAGATTTAAGATTGGAATAGTAAGTATTGAGAACAGTGAGCAAGACAAGAAAAACTAATAAACTTCTTAACGAGGCTGAATACTACACCGGCGTTCAAACCGGTCAGCAATCTCCTGAAACATTATCAGCATACGAATATAGCAGAGATAATGCTCCAGTACTAAGCAAACTAGCTAATTTAAAGGATCAAGCTCCAGGTGGAGTTAATGCTCAAGCTTTGCCTTTTCCTTTGCAAGATGCAGTACTACAATTAGCTAATCTTTATTTACAAACTTTAGACCTTAAAAATAAGGCCGCCACTGCAACCACATTACCTCTTTTTAAAGGTAAAGAAGCAGAGCTTAAAAAGTTTCGCGCTAAACTAGCTGGTATTATGATAGCGTACAAAGAGTTAGCTGCCCAATTAGACGCTTTTACGCTTGCACCGAAATAAATAAGTTCCCTTAATATAGGGACTTATGAGAGAGACTATAATTAGGTTGTCAAGTTCAGCCCTTAAATCCGCTGCAGTTGCGTTAGTTTTATCTGCTGTAGCTTATTTCGCTGGGGTAAACGTGGTAATGACGTTTACTATCAGCTTTATCGGGCAATTCGTAATATTTTACCTCTACGGTTCGTTTTTAGAGCTTAAAGCTGCGCAAATTGTTAAAGAACAGCAACTTAAAGAGCTTGAAATTCTTTCGCGTATCACCTTTACTATTAATTGCGCTTCTTGTAAACAATCAAATGAAGTTGTTATAAACGCTAACGACGAGAACCATTTTGAATGCGAACATTGTAAGGCAAAAAATTCTGCTTATATTACTGAAGTTGTTATAAACGCTAACGACGAGAACCATTTTGAATGCGAACATTGTAAGGCAAAAAATTCTGCTTATATTACTGCAGAAGCAGCTCTAGTAACTACACCTATTTCTAATAAAATTTAATAACATGGAAGACAAAATTCTAGAAAGTAAAAATATTAGCTTGTACGAGTTTGCGCGCTGGGCCGCGCTTCTAGAAGCTGTAGAAATTATTGCTGAAAAGTGTGAAGATCGTGGTATTGATTTTGATAGTGCTGAAGGCATGAAGTATATCAAGCCTCTAGATATACAGGATTATGTAGATAACCGTACTGACGCGCTTTTAATGAAAATTAAAACAGCTCGTAATATTGAAAAGTCCCTTTTCAATATTAAAAGTCTTCAGTATGAAAGACGTCTAAAAAATATGGAGATAGCCCAGCAATGAACGCTTTGTATAGGACTAAATGCTACACCATTGGCCCGATGGAGTATGCGCAGGGTATGGATTGGAGAGAGCTTACAGAAAAAACTTTACAGCCTCGAAACATTACTGTTTTTAATCCATATAAAAAACCTTTTCTTAATGACTGCGATGAGTCCCCGGACGTCCGTTTGCGTATGAGAGAATCTATGGCCCGAGGGGAATATGGAAAAGTTTCCGACTGGGCTCGAGATATTCGTAGATATGATTTGAACTTAGTAGACCGATCAGACTTTATTATTGCCTACATTATACCTTCAGTAGCTAGTTGGGGTACTGCAGAAGAACTTTCTACTGCAGTAGCAGCTCGAAAACCGGTATTTACCGCTATAGAAGGCGGTATAACCAAAACCCCGTTATGGTTGATGGGACAATTAAAATATAAATATCTTTATAATAGTATTGAAGATGTTCTTAAAATGATAACTATGATTGACGACGGGGTTCAGCCCATAGACAGTCCTTCATGGAGATTGCTTAAGCCTGAACTAAGATAATTTATGTACTACGCTAATATACAAGGATCTACAATTTATATTCACGATGCTAGGACCGGAGAACCTTACTTTACAATAGGGGTAAGAGGTGCTCTCGCGTCTTATAATGTAAATGGCAATACTTTAACTGTATGCTACAACGACGGCCGAGTAGAAGTATATGATTTAAAGAGTCGTTCCCGGCTTCGTTAATGAAACGAGATTATATTATTGCAGATGCTTCATCGAAATATATGAACGCAAAAAATCCGCTTGAAGAAAGCCTTCTTTATGATGGTGCGGGCGGGTGGTCTCGCAATCTTAATATAGCTTTTAAATATAGTACTACAGAGTTAGCTATAGAACAGGCTCGTATTTTGCAAAAAGAAGCTCCAGTTAAAGTGTTACTGTTGCAAACTGAAGGTAATAGAATAGGTATAGCAGAGGTAAAATTTTAAATGGACCACTTTCACTACAAACTCCCCGGCTGGTTTACCTACCCAAAGCTATATTCTTATATAGCCAATCTTTATAAAACCGGCCGATTTGTAGAAGTTGGCAGTTTTCAAGGTAATTCAGCGGCTTATATGGCAGTAGAAATTATTAATGCAGGTAGCGAAGTTAAATTAGACTGCATAGATGTTTGGAACGAGTTTACTATTGGTGGTTTACATTTAAAAAACCCAGAACTATACCCGGTAGATTTAGTATATCAGCTTTTTGTAAAAAACATAGAACCTGTTAATCATATTGTTACTCCTTATAGAATGGATTCTGTAAAAGCAGCTTCCTTATACCCGGATAATTCTTTAGAATTTGTATTTATTGATGCTAATCATGAGTATGAAGCAGTAAAAGCTGACCTACAAGCTTGGCTTCCTAAAGTCAAGAAAGGCGGACATATTGCCGGTCATGATTATATTTCAGATGAAAGAGTAAGAAGAGCTGTTAATGAGTTTTTTACTAGTTGCTCATACGATGAAGAAGAAAATTGTTGGTATTATTATGTTAAATAAAGCCTAAATATATTTGTGAAGATAATAGTACCTTTAGTTCAATTTCAACAACAATTAAGAATATTCCACTGGCAAACTGAAAGTTACGCTCAGCATAAGGCTTTAGGTAAAGCTTATGAAGCTTTAGACGGTTTAATTGACAGCTTCGTAGAGACCTTTATGGGCAAATATGGTAGATTGAAATCTACAGAAGGTAATTATACTATCACTCTTAATAATTTAGAAGGTAGTGATATAGTTAAAACTATAGATGAATTTATAGACTATCTTAATACCTATGAATCTAGTCTCGATGAAAAAGATACCGATCTTTTTAATATTAGAGATGAATTAAAAGGAGAATGTAATACCCTAAAGTACCTTCTTACTCTTAAATAAAAATAAGCTTGCTTTTGAGCCAAAATAGCTCAAAATAACAAGCTTAATGAAAGCTGTTCAACCCGAGTCAAAGACTAGCTTACTTCTTAATAAGAATTACCAAGCTTTTGCTTTCTGTACAGCACGTGCCGCTATACGACACTTTATGACTGGCCGGGTTTTAGGTCTAGATGCTGAAAACAACACGCATGACTTTGAGACATGGGGCACACCTTATGTACAGTATCATAAAGACCAGCCTGGCTTACGTAGTGCTAGTCAAACTTGGGCTATACCCACAATTTTAGTTTGTACCAATCACTTTGGGTTTCATCCTCGCAAAGGGGATAATGTTACCTTAAAAACTTTGTTTAATGTTTATAAAGGTACTTGCCAGTTTTGTTTAAAGCCTATACCTTATTCTCAAGCTACTAAGGATCACCTTTATCCAAAATCTAAAGGCGGTACGAATCATGACTTTAACATGGTTTTAGCATGCCGCAAATGTAATGGGGAGAAAGATAACATATTTCCGTTCTTTGATGTTAATGGTAACGAAGTTAAGCCACGCAAGATAATGCATTCTGGAGTGTTTATTCCAGATATCCAGGATGTTAGAGAAGAATGGAAGCCTTTCCTTTATATGTAAAATAGTTCTTGACTAAAAGTGAAAAAGAGCCATTATACATAAATATTAATAACAAATGATCAAATCCACATCAGTAGAATTTTTTAATGCGAGCTGCCGCTACCATAGCAGCCAAAACGTCTTATAAGAAAGGTATCCAAACCGGCGAATCAAAAGTCGAAAGGGGTAAGATCAATAAGTTCTTTATTAGATAACAGAGCGGCCCCGGACGCTCTTTAAAATAATTCGCCGGGCTTATTTGCCTCTATAGCACAGTGGTAGTGCAACAGTTTTGTAAACTGTAGGTCGTTGGTTCGAATCCGACTGGAGGCTCCATTTTCGTCCGCTTGTTTAGCGGGTTCGACGCGGTACGGTTAGTCATACTCCGCGATAACAAAAGCCGTGAAGTATGACGCCAATTTATCTCTGAGAGAGTGCGAATGGACGCCTCCGTTAGTGGTAGAACTTCAATGATACTAAACGGGTATGAGCCACACTAAGTAAGGAATTGAAGCCTGAAGGTGTTATAGCAGCTGACCGGCTGCCTCAGAGTCCATTTTACGGAAGAGTGGCTGAGTGGTTTAAGGCAGCTGACTTGAAATCAGTCGTGGTAACTCCACCGTGGGTTCGAATCCTACCTCTTCCGCCAATTTTAGCCTCCACTTCGAGGGTGAACCACAGAGCTGGGGTAGATGAATCCAGCAGGCTATTTGGGAGTATGGCACAGCGGCAACTGCAGAAGACTGTAAATCTTCCGCCTTCGGGCTTCATTGGTTCGAGTCCAATTGCTCCCACCATTTGGGTCTATAGTGAAATGTATATCACGCAACGCTACGGACGTTGTATTGAGGGTTAGACTCCTTCTGGACCCACCATTTTGAACAGAAGCCTAGTTGTTCGTAAAACAGGAGCCGGTGTAATCGTGCTGACGTTGTCCAACAGGTAACCGTGCGCGGGATAATCGGGTGCTGTTCATTTTAAGCGGGCGTGTCGTAACGGTAGCCGAGATGGTCTTAGAAGCCATTGCTATATGCGTGTGGGTTCGAGTCCCTCCGTCCGCACCAATTTACGGAAGGATGGCTGAGCGGTTTATAGCAAGTGTTTACTAAACACTCGAAGAGGTAACTCTTCCGGGGGTTCGAATCCCTCTCCTTCCGCCATTTTTTACGCGCCAGTGATGTTGAGAGGCTAAACAGCTGTCTGCAAAACAGATACATGCAGGTTCGAGTCCTGTCTGGCGCTCCATTTACGGCGATTGTAGCTCAGTTGGTTAGAGCACAAGATTGTGGATCTTGGGGTCGCGAGTTCGAACCTCGTCAGTCGCCCCATAAATATAATAATATGAGATATGTATTATTATTTTTAGTATGTATAAGCACCCTTTACGGGCAGTATAGGGCAGTAATTCCAGTCAGCGATAATTACAGAATTACTTTTACTGATGGGCAATGTTTAATAATTTTTTCTAATGTAAAAACCCCAACTGTGAAATTAAGTGTACCTTCAGAAGGGCCAAGAAAAAATCAGATGTTTTCCGCGGGGACGTTTATTACGGGCACTGCATTAACCGAATCAACTGTAATTATTGAAGGTGACCCTGGGGTATTGATAATTGGTCTGGACAATGCGGTGAGAAGTAAAGGCTTTGGGTCTAGCTGGACCCTAAGGCGTGTTGGTAAAAATACATGGTCTGTAAGTGGGGATTTATATAGTTTAGATCAAAGCGCCTATATAGGTGACGATATTACTTTAAGAGCAGCAGTTAATCAGCTTGCAACAGGCCCGTTCAGTTATGTATGGTATAAAAATGATCAAATTTTACCTAATGCAAGTTTAGCTAGTTTAAAACTTAGCAATATACAAGTGTCAGATGCTGGATTTTATCAAGTAAAAGTCTTTAATTACAATAAAACTAAGGAAATAAGTAGTGAAACTATAAATTTATTAGTGAGATAGTAGAATATAACAACTTGAGACTAAGTATATCTGTATGAGAAAAATTCTATCTGCTTTTATACTTTTTAGTATTTTAGGGGCGGCTGCTATTAATGCTCAGACCTCTTCTTATCCAGATATTTCTGAGACTGTGTTTACTAACACAAAAGTAACCTTAAATGTTACTGCTGATGGTACTTCTCCTATCACTTATACTTGGTTTAAAAATAATGTACAAGTTGCAACTGGTACGTCTTTAGTATTTAATAGTATACAAACTACTGATGCAGGTACTTATAAAGTTACCGCGTCTAACACTGTTGGATCAGCCGATAGTAACAATGCAATACTAGTTGTTATAGTACCGACTGCACCTTCTAACGTAAGAATAACTATTATTAAGGGCTAAGTTCTTAGCAATTTTGCGCGATGGGGTAACCGTGGTTGGTTCCCTGCTTTTGGCATACTAAAAAGAGAGGAAAACGTGAACGAGCTGCCTGACCACAGGAGGCTGGCAAATCTGCAGAGGCTACCAGTACGTGCTCTTTGAACCGTAGAACTCTCGGCAAGGCAGGGGGTTAAGCGAAAGCTTCCCGTCGCGCACCAATTTACGGACGTGGTATATTAGTAGTGCAGCAGTCTCCAAAACTGCCTTATGGGGGTGCGATTCCCTCCGTCCGTGCCATTTTAGGGGTGGTAGCTCAATTGGTTAGTAGCGACAGCCTGTCACGCTGTAGGCTGCGGGTTCGAGTCCCGTCCATCCCGCCATTTTTGCCCGGTAGCTCAGTGGCAGTAGCAGGTGACTGTTAATCACCCTGTCGAAGGTTCGATCCCTTCTCGGGCAGCCATTTTAGTTGATATCTGTTAGAGTAAGTATAATATATACACAATCGGCGTATGGCTCAGTCTGGCTAGAGCGCCTGCTTTGGGAGCAGGATGTCGCAGGTTCAAATCCTGCTGCGCCGACCACTTTTTTGACCCTTGGTGTAATGGTAACACAGCTGACTTTGACTCAGCTATTTCTGGTTCGAATCCATAAGGGTCAGCCACTTGATTTATAGGCTATAAACAGTAAGAATAGCATATGTACAATAAGTGGCGTCAAGACCTTGTTAGAGATATTAGAGACTTTACGTCTAACGATGATAATGATGATATGATTCGTCGTTGTTCAGTAGAAACATCTGATTGCAATAGAAATGCTCTTTTTGAACTTTTTTTAAAGGTAAGAGATAACTGCCGAGCAGTATTAGAGATAGGCGTTTGCCGTAACGGGGAAAATTCATTCACCCATGTATTTCTTAAAAATAAAAGACCGGAAACTATCTACATAGGGGTAGATACAAATGACAAGTCTTTTCTAGATGACCCTTCTCAAAACATTTATACTATTCAAAGCGACTCGTCAGATTACGACCGTATTGTTGAATTTTGCAGAAGTAAAGGAATTACTGAGTTAGACTTTTTGTTTATTGATGGATGGCATAGTATTAACCAGGTAATGAGAGACTGGGAGTTTACTAATATACTTTCAGAAAAAGGCATTGTAGGTTTTCATGACACCGCTTATCACTACGGCCCCCAGCGCTTTGTTAACAATTTAAACCCTAAATTATGGCACGTTATTCCTAATGCCTGTAACCATATTGAAGATGATTACGGGATAGGCTTTGCGTGGAAAAAACATAGCACAAATTTCTATGATTCAGACGTTGAAGTTGCAGTGTTAGTGTCCGGGCAGCTGCGTACTGCAGAAAGATGTATTGAAAGTATTAATAGCCGGGTACTAGGTAATATAGGTAAATATGATTTATTTGCCTGTGTCGCATCTGATAGAGATACTCATAAGCTCGAACTTTTTAACCCTAAAAAAGCAATTGTCACAAAGCAGCCTTGGTTAGATGAAAAAAACTATTTAGAAAATAATCTTAAAATAAGAGATATACCTTTTGAAAGCGCTAAACCTTTAATTAGTGGGGTACAAGCCGTTCTTCGTCAGTTTTGGTTTTTAAAAGAGGTAAACAAATTAAAAACAGAAGCAGAAACCTGCAGAAATAACCCCTACAAATGGGTAATTAGATTACGACCCGACACCCTGTTTCTTAACGGTATAGAGGATTTAACTAATTTAAACCCAGACAACATATATATACCTAAGTTTAGTAATTTCTTTGGTTATAATGACAGATTCGCGTTTGGCGGGTCAAACGTTATGGATGTGTATAACAATCGTTTAGACAGGATAGACGAATGCCCAGATTTTCATCCAGAATCGATTCTAAAATTTTGTTTAGATAGTGCTAATATAGGTATAAGTCGTACTAGCGCTGAATTCTATACAGTCAGATTAAACGAATATATCTATCCAACTTACGAAGAGAGGTTTGGAGACGTTCTGATTTAAGCTTCCATAGCTCAGTTGGTAGAGCACGTCCTTGGTAAGGACGGGGTCACCAGTTCAAGTCTGGTTGGAAGCTCCATTAATTCCAAGGCGGGGCCTGAACGACAGTGGTTGGATTAATTTGCTGCTGTAAATTTTGATAAAGGTCGGCTGTTAAAGCGGGGTAGTTAATTGTATTGGTTACCCAACCGACTACTTGTTCTTTAGTTAATTGTTCAAACGGGGTAAAGGGATTTAAATTCCCTAAAGTTAATTTAGTTATATCACTAGTGCGTACGGTGTAAGTTTTACCGTTTGCCTCTTCTGAGGCAATTAAAACCCAAAACACTTGAAAGACCACATCATCATGTCCTTGATAATTAATATAGCTTTCTAAATTACTAATAGTCCAGTTTAGTTCCATATACATATATTTATAACTAATGCGTTAGTAACTCAATGGTAGAGTATCTCGTTGCCAACGAGATTGTTGCAGGTTCGAGTCCTGTCTAGCGCTCCATTTTTTTAAAAATAAAGCTTGAGGTTAAGGTAAATAGCGCTACTATATGTCCTTGTTCTTTGAAGGGCTGGTAGCTCAACGGTTAGAGCAGAGGACTCATAATCCTTTGGTTAGGGGTTCGAATCCCTTCCGGCCCACCAATTTTGGTCCCGTAGTTTAATGATAAAACACCCGGCTTATACCCGGCACTTAGTGGCTCTAGATGTGGGCACGATCCCGGTTTGAATCCGGGCGGGACTACCATTTTGCGGTAGTAACTCAGTTGGTAGAGTACGA